TCGCCTGGAGATTTCCTCGGTGATCGACGCGGTCGGCGGCGACGTGCCTAGACGCCGTATCACAGAGGACGTATTTGGCCCGCTGCCAACAACCGCTCAAGTCCGCCTGAGCTGATGTACGACCTGATTGGTCGCCCGTATCGCCTCGGCGCAGATGGCACGGAGCCCGACGGCGCTATCGACTGCATCCACCTTGTTTACACGGCTCTTGATCGCTTGGGCATCATCACACCAGTATTCGACCCTCGCTGGTACACGGCCCCGCCGCGCCAAATCCTCAAGGCTATCCACGCTTGGGGACGCCGCGTTCAAAGTCCCTTGTATGATGGAGATGTGGTTCTCCTACCACACAAGAATTACGCGTTTGGGACGGTTTGGCAGGACGGCATCCTCTACATAACGGCCAGCCTGCAGGCGGTGACCTGGCACCCGCTTACGGCGTTTCCTGCACCCCGCTGCTATCGCAGCATCTGCTGCCCTACGAACGCCAACTAGTCCAAGAACTGGGCTGCACCGAACAGGAATATCTCCAATTCAAGCAACGCATCGACTGGCTCAGCCGCGAACGCCCGGCAGAGTACGCGCATATTCCTGACGTCCAAAACGACGCACTAACCGTTGCGATTATTTCACTGGTCCTCGGTGTCGTATCACAAGGCCTGAGCCTGTTGCTGGCACCAAGGCCACCGGCGCAGCAACGCCAAGGCGGCAACCGCACGCTTGACAGCATTGCAGGCCGCGACCGCTTTGCCCCTACCTACGGCTTCCAGACCAACCAAGAGCTAACCCGCTACGGCGAAACGATTCCCATTGTCTTTGCTAGGCAAAAATACGTTCAACTCCCACCCAACCGCAGCGATTTTTCTTATGTCGGCGGCATCATGATCAGTCCCAGGCTGGTCTGGAGTCGCATGTACTCTTGGGGCGGTTACCAATCAGTCGAACTTCTGTTCTTGGTTGGCCAATCCCCTATACCAAGGGGGCCATATGACACAGAGGCAGCCCGCAATGAAGATCGGGCCGGCATTTATATCGGACAAGCCCCTTTAGACGCGCTTCAAGAATCTGACTTTCGCTGGTATTACTACTCTGGCGGCGAGCCCAACCCCGGAACGCCAGACTATCGCCCCACCAGCGTAGAAGGCAATCGCAACACAGACGGGCGCAGCAGGCTTCTGGGACGCCACAATCGCTACGGAGATTTTTGGATTGGCGAGGGCGAACAAGAAAATGCCTTCCGTGTTCACACGTTTAGCGGCCTTGAAAGCGAAGGTTTTTCGCATAGTTATTCGCTAAGCAACCGTGCAACTTTCGGCGTTTACAACGGCCTTCCAAACGGCACTCCATACCGCCTTAACTGGGAAATAGTTCCTTATCCGGGCGCTTCGTCTGAGCAGGCGGGTCAAGCCCCTGTTGCAAAGCGTTTCCAGATTGCAGGCAACCCCAAGATGGCCGGAACGGGTCGCAACTATGCCCGCCAGTTCGGCATCGTCGAATACAACGGCCAAAAAAACTTGGCGCCAAACGACAGAAACAACGGTGTAAAAGTAAATGTGCAAATAGGAGACACAATTACAATCATTTACAACGAAAGTCGCATAAGAGATGAGCTGTATTTTGACAACCAAAACCCTAACATTGTCGCCAATAAAAACCGTGGAGATAGCGGCGGCTTTCTTTACGCCAATCCCGACATAGACGCTGTTGACAACAGGCAAGTTCGAGACGCTATTCAAGGAGAGCACGAGCAACAAGACGACCTTCTAAAAATTGGCAGCAAATGGGTGGTGGGTAATTGCGTTTTCCAAGTGACGGCACGCAATCCCGCAAACACTGTTTATGACCGTAGCGATCAAACGCCTCGATCCGTAACCCTTACATGCAAAGAAGTGTTCGACGGCACCGTAGGCCAAGTAGGCATTTGCCATAGAGGCTTCATAACTACAGACACAAACTTACCGGAGGGCGCAGAAGGAGCCATCTACGACATCGGACAAGCATGGTTTCCCATATGCAAGGCAGACATCGCATCGTTTCAAAATAGCCGTAGCTGTGACGTCACAGAAATCGGCATTAAGTCAAACGTCTGGAATAAGCTCAATGGCATTTGTAACTTCAAATCAATTCCCTCTGTTGATAAATTGCGAGATTACGATGTCAATAATGTTGCGCTGACCTCTGGAACAAACCAGTCATATGTACAACGCGCCTCATTCTTTGATATTTACGTGCGCCCCGCCAACCAATCTTACGCTTTTAACTCTGGGTGGGAAAAATTAAATGATTACCCGATCGCAGTAGTTGGTTCTGCACCTCAAGATCAATTTAACTTTGTCCGCATTGCCCATGCTTTCGGGCAGTACGAGTTTAGACTTCGCCCTATTACATCTGGTGAGCTGGTACAAATCCGCAACAACAATTCAAGCTATGCAACCGCTTCAATCAATGGCCAAACAGTCGAAGGTCCTTGCTACAGGCTTCACATCGAGGGCGCAATTCCTTACTCTGAAGGCCAGTACATTTCTCAAATAAAAACCACAAAGTACGGCACGTTTACGCTTTACATGATGGCAAAGCCTGCCAGCATCCGAGAGCTAGCCTTAGCCCCAGAAATGGTGAGCAACCCTGTATATGTGGGAAGTTCGACGACATATACGCCCGCTCCATCACGCGTGCGTTTCCTCAAGGCAATCGCCCTGGACGAACCCGATGTTGAAGCGAACGGCCTCCGCATCGGCAACGGCATCGCAAAAACTATAGACAAAGATCCCGACCCGTTAGGCGTACAGCACAACACTTTCTATAACGTACCGCTCATAACGTATTTCCCTTTTAACGTCGGAGGTGTCTACACATTTTCCGAATCAGATAGCACAGCATTTCGTTACGACCAAGGTGGTCGCGTTGTTCGCCTTCGCATGAAATTGCGCCTGTTTACAGTTCCAGATAGGTTAAGCGCTACAAACTTTCTCACCCATTTCTGGGAAATTGTAGAGCCTGAAAACATTGAAATTTTGCAACTTACGGGCAACTGGACCGGCAACGAAGTATTCGTTATTCGTGGCACCCTCCGCAATCTTGCAAGCATTGATTATTACTTTCAAATTGTCCCTCCAACCCCCATTACAACAAAACCGAGGCTTCAAGGCGAACGTATCTTTGAGGCCAACGTAGGCATTGCAGAGGTTTCGCATTACGGCAATTTGATTTCACGTAGCTGCGACAACAACCCCGAACACGAAATTGTCTATGTCACCGAAACTGTCGGTGTTCGTGACAACATTCCTGCCAGTTATACGGGTTGCGCGATGGCGGGGCTAAAACTTCGTAGCACCCCAGAGCTTAATCAACTTGAGCAGCTTCATATCTATGCCAAGAATGGTGTTTCAGTTACCAACATTCGCTTAACCAGCAACGGCAACATCATCGAAACCGTAAGCCCTTCAAATATATTTACAGACCTAGCGTATTTCTTGCTCACCAATATCCAGACCGGCGCTGGTGAACTAATCAGCTCCGACCTCATTGACAAAGCACAGTTTGCTCGCACCGCGATGTTTTTGGAGGCAAATTGTCTGTACTTCGACGATGTCATCACAGAGCCGCAAAATCTGCGCGAATACTTGGCACGCATCAGCACATCGCTGCTTTGCAATCTTGTCATGCGCGGCGGTAAGTTTTCAATCGAGCCGGCCCTGCCGATTGACACCACACGCAACTACACGATGTTTGACGTCAAGGTGCCTATTTCAGGAATTTTCACAGAAGGGAATATCATTGAAGACTCGTTCCAACTTGAGTACGTTCAAGCTCAAGAGCGCCTTCCGATTCGCGCCATGGTGCGTTACCGCACCGAACTGCCCAACCGTTTCCCGCAAGAGCAAACGGCAGTCGTGTATTACACGGACCAAGCCAATGGCCCACTAGAGGAGTTCAATTTCACCCACATCACCAGCCGTTATCACGCTGAGTTGTTTGCCAAGTATGCCCTAAGCGCTCGCCGCCATCGCACTCATGTGGTCAGTTTTCAAACGCTGCCCTACGGCCTTGGCTTAGCTCCAGGCGATTTTATCCGCGTTGTCACCCAAGCCAGCCATGTTCAGCCTGGCGCGTCCGGCATCATTAAAGACAATGGCGCCATCATCACGCCGGCCCAGTTCAGCGATGGGCAAAGCGTGGAGGTGTATTTCTGGGACCGCAACG